GTCAAACAAATAAACATCAGAGTATTTTTTAGTATACTCATTTGCTTTTTGCATACGAAAGTCTGGTTTACCATTCAGTTGAATGTAACCTCTTTGAACGAACCGATAGGGAAATCGTTCGTGAATTACAATAGTCTTAGTGGTAGCAACCGACTTAGGATCCAGATCGTTCATGCAACCTCCACAGACTCAAGATCCATAGCAACTTGTTCCATCAGGATATCGTAATCATCAAGTGGATCACCAGAGAATACGACACCAGTGTTCTCGTAATAACGACGTACTTTTTTGAAAAGTTTTGGATTCTTCACGTCTAGAAGAATTTCACCGTTTGCAGCAGAACGAAGGGTATTGATATCCTTCTTGAACTTAGCAGTGATAGTCATTGTCTTGTGTAAGTTACTCTTGTAGTTTATCAGATTTGGGACTGAAAGTCAATCCCAATGCTTCCTGTGAGGATCGAACTCACCTTAGGCAAATTATGAGTTTGCTGCATTCACCAGATTGCTAAGGAAGCAGTGGTATCAGGAACCCTGATTATGATTATGATACCATAGAATATAGTCCTCATCATGTTCCTCCTGTGCCAGTTCGTCAGGTGGTTCAAAAGATTCTAGGGATGACTCTTTCTTCTCTGTTGTAGAGGTATTCTTTTCCGTAATAGTTTCTAAATTCTCTTGCATCTCTAAAATCAGTTCTTAGGTCGTGTAAGTCGTCATACCACCAATCAATCGGTTTCCAGTGGAAATACATGTTTCGATAATAATCTCCTTGGAAAGGATCAATTCTTCCATGCAAACATAGACTTTCGTAGAAGAGCATATCACCAGGTTCAAAAAGAACTTTATGATGCTTATGTTCATGATCAAAGAAATCTAATGCCCAATTCTCTTGTGATTGTTGGTCAACATAAATTATACAACTAATTATATGAGTTTCAATTCGGTCTCTGTGAAGATGTAGTATGGAATCCCGAACATAATTTCTAATCCCATATGCCCAAGTCATCTCCAACTCTTGACCAGACCAATCCTCAATCATAGGAGTGATCTCATCATAACACATATTATAAAGTTCCTGAGATATCTCAGTCTTCATACAGAAAGGTGATCTGGAACCTTTGATTGAAATTCCACCACTAGTATAAGTTTGATAGTTTCTATCATATTCAATATCCTGATCTTTAATATCAAAAACCAAGGTCTCATATTCATCCATCATGAATGAATAAAGATTATCAGGAACCTTTACTTTCTTAAAAGGAACATCATTAAATATGGGTTGTAAAACGTCTTTCATACTCCAACTAACTCACCATTTTCTTCGTGCATCCATTGTAGATGTGAAGATGAGTTCCATTGCCAGGTATCATCTGCCATTTTTCTCCAAGGAAAAACATCATCTAAATTTTCATCAGGTTCTTCTGGTAGATGATTAATTCCAAAATGATCTTCTGCTTGTCTACCTTCAAGACCTCTCATAATATTAATTCTTTTTGAGAACGTTGAGAGGTATGTTCCAAAGAAGTTTTCAGATTGCGAACATATAGTTTGCTCTAAGACTGCGATGTGAAGATCATCTTCCTCAAAGTCATCACCAAACTGATATTTAAAATCTTCGTAGAAGTGGATATTATACTGTTCCCCAAGCAAATTAAAGAATGATCTATCTTGCTCATCGGTAGCAATATAAAGAGGTAGAGACTTGTCATAAAATGGAAGTCTGTCTACCATCTCCAGTATCTTCTCAGGAGCATTTACACATGCAATATCATCCTCTCTTGCTTCTAAGAAATCATTCCTTCTAACATGAATTGAATTGAATTCTCCAAGTTCTTTGCGAACTGCATCTGCATAAAAGTAAAATTTATCGTGATACCTTAGAACTCGATTTACTTTATCTTTTAACTTATTCCTAAGGTTTTCACCACCAGGATAAACATGATACCAGTAGTGACCAAAAAGATTATTCTCAAAGTGAATAAACTGCTCATCACAGTCAAGTTCCATCACAGTTCGATTGTGGCAGAAATCATGATAATCTTGAGTGTCAATTTCTTTATTAACAAATACTGTGTGCTGATCAGAAACTGTAGATGATTCAAAAAAGATTTCAGCAAGATCTAATTCACAGTTTTTAATTTGTTTTGTATAAGAATTTTTTCCCTGCATCTTTCCAAGTTTTCCTTTAAACTCGGGAACATCATTATGTTCAATGCAGTCAAATTCTTCTAGAAGAACTTCCTTATCAAAGATTTTCCAGAAGTCAATCCAGTCTTCTTTCTTCTGACTCTTAGATAAAAAGAGCATCCAACAATCTGGAGGAAGAATAACCTTCCTCTTAGTAATTGCAGCAATTGCTAGGAACATTTCATATGACATAATGATGTTCACTAGTCCAGAATAGTAAGGACTAAAAGAAATATATCTAACCATATTATCGTAGTTTAGGACCAAGCATCCATGTTACAAGAGAAATTCTAGTACCCTTAGTCACAGGTCGAACACGATGTGGAATACGTGAATCAAATACAATCATTGTTCCCTTAATAGAAGGTGAAACAACTAGATTATTATGATAATCAATAAACTCTAGTTCACCACCTTCATACTCACTAGGGTCAGTGACTAGAAGAGTTGCACTTAGTTTCCTGGTGTATCGATTATCTTCTGCAGTTCCATAATCAGAATGCCAAGTATAATGATCACCAACATCATATTTGGTAATTTGAATACCATCTAGACAATTAAGATCATACTCCCAATACTCTTTGTTTGCTAAATGAAAGTAATGTGCAAACATAGAAGAAACCCAATCATCCTCATACATCCAAGAGACCTTAGAGTTTCTTTGGTTTTCAAATAATGCACCACTTTGACGATCTCCAATATGCGCTTCTGCATATGATTCATCATACTTTGGTAGTTCTTCTACCATTAGATCTATTAGTTTTTCGGGAATGATCTGCTCATAAAAAATGCAAGGATCATCGGCAATTTGATGCTTATTACTAGGGTCCATTATTATCCAATTTTTTACTGTACTAATTATAAGACGTTTTTAAGTCTATGTCAAATCATCATTAATTGCTGTATTCTTGTAGAATGTCTAGAACTTTATTTAAAGTGTAGTGAGCACCGTCATACCATTGACCTGTCATTGATGAGTCCGTTTCTTTACCGTACAATTCATTTTTTAATCTATACACTCTTGCTTCAAGATCGATCTTATTCATTCTACTTCTTGGCATTTCACAGGTCCAATTCATTTTGCTTTGTATTTAGTGAGTCTAGTCTATCATCCCATGTAATTCCTTCTTCAGAACCACGTTTTGGGTTAATACAGTCATCGTTTCCTAACTTGTTGCATACTAGTCCAGCAAGATCATCCTCGTTTCCAAGTGCTCCTGTGCCAGACCAGTAGTGTTGTCCTTCTATCCAAGTAGCACCACACTTAGTGCAGCTTTTGCTTTGAGACATTTTTAACTCCATATTTTTTGTGAAAAGATTTCATGTCCTTTTCTAATTTACGCCTCATAAAGAATACTCGGATTTGGATAAACTCCATCCTAAGTTGTAAGTCAAGATAACGAATCAACCGTAGTGTAGACTCGTAACCACCAATTGCAATAAGTGCAAGGAAAATTAACAAGACAAGATATATTGTATAGTATACAGAACTCACTATCTTACCTCAAAGTCTAGTTTACGAACCTTTCTTCGTCTACGGTTCTCTTGATATTCTAAATCTGATTTTGATAAAGAACTGTAATTGTTAATACTTTTATTATTTTTTGTTATGATTACATCACCTAAATTAACTGCAGTCACCTTATCGTCTTTCAATACCATTTGATTTAAACAACCACAGCATTGATCTTTAGACGTACTTGATAATTCTGTTCTACAGATCTTACATTGTACAGATATCATGTCAGATTAAATTAACAATAACTGTATTTAGTAATATCTTATAAAGCGGATTAGGAGAATCGAACTCCTGACGAAAGGTTGGAAACCTTTAGTTTTACCTCTAAACTAAATCCGCATACTCCTCCACCTGGACTCGAACCAGGGACAGGGTGATTAACAGTCACCTGCTCTACCAACTGAGCTATAGAGGATTGTCATACTCTTTCTTCGTTTTAAAGTAGAGTTTATAATATGGTTTTTTCATTTCTTCAAGGACTTTCATATCCTCTTCAAAACCCATATACTTACAAAGTTGATAAGATCCCTCTAACTCACTAATCAATCTTAGTATGTTAGCAGGGTGTCTCTCAAGTCCACCAAAGTCATATTTACTCATAATGAAGAGGTGGCAACGATTCAGGCAGGACTCGAACCTGCGACCAACGCATTAGAAGTGCGTGGCTCTATCCATCTGAGCTACTGAACCAGTAATGGTAGTTCCTATCGCCGCTAACTCTAAACTACCAAGGGAGTTACCGCAGTTGATTTCTCAACTCTTAAATTATAAATCATCTAGTCCAATCTGTCAAGATATAGGAGATCAATTTCATCTTCTTCTAACCATTCCTTAAACTCTAATGATAGTGCAGCTGCATCTTCCCATTCAATATCTTCAGAAACTATACGTTGGTTAGCCCAATCAATAACATCCGAAACGCAATCGATGACTTTCTCTTCCATAGTACCCTTTCAACTCAGTCATCATAACACTCATCATCCTCCTCGTCAAGAACATATGACAACCTCATCATGATACGTGGATTTTCTCTCGTATAATACTTATCTATATTTGGTTGATGAAATGCCTTGGAGTCATATATAATTGCCTCATTAAATCCATAAGAAACGTCAAATACTTTTTTTAATATACCATTAGTTTTCTCTTCATAGTTATCGGGAGTTATATCACTACAATAATCATTGTAATCATCAGCAAATTCTTCACTATCTTCTACCAAAGATCCATCAAATTCCCAAAAACCAGTAGAAACATCTCTCTGATTTAAATTAATAAGACCAATCATATTGAGTATTGATCTATCTGAACCTGGATCAGTGTGTGGTAACGTACAATTATTACTTCTAAGGTCATCTGTAGTAGCATCAAGTCCAGTATTATTATAGTAAAAATAATAAAACTCAGTCTCGTTCATAAACTCATCATGTTTTGGTAAGTCTGGTAGCATGTCCTGTGCAATAACTTCACCAGTCCAGTAAGGAAGTTTCAATGACATAATTCCAGGTTTGGCATTTGAGCAAGATTCCCACTTACTAATCAAAGATTGAAACTTAAGCATCCTATACGGATCTTTGAAAACATTCTTAATGTGAAGAACATGTTCATTATGGTCCGTGACTGTACATTTTTCACTTATCTCTGCACAGTATCTAAAGTATGAATCAATCGTTTCCATAATAATCCTTTCTAAAATATCTACTTAAAATATTACTATTGTAATATGCTGGTTCTCCGTTAAGAGATTCTGTAAGAACATTGTTAAGAAACAACTGTCGTGTCTCTTCAAAGTTTGTTTTTCCTTTTGTTTTGTGTAAAGATATAATTTCTCTCCTGAATTTATCTTTACCAATCTTTCCTATATCTTCCTTCAATTCTGGGCAGGACCCATAATACTTTTTCCAATCACTCTCTTGCTTTACCTTTCGTTTCTTTCCCTTTGGGGTCCTAAATGACCAAAAATACTTTCTCCCAATGTACTGTCGTTGGTTTGTGAGATTGGTAATGAGATAAACAAAGCCAAAGTAATCCCCAACATCGCAACTATCAAAAGCTCGTTCCAAGAAAGTCCAAGGATTTTCATAATCGACCATTCATATTTTCCATAGTCTAGCATATTTAGACAAAAAAAGAGACCCTAAGGTCTCAAAATATATTATTCAATCTAAAATCCTCCTGCATATACGTTTACATTCGTTTTGTTTCAGTGTATCGCACTCGATTAAACATTCGTAATAGTCGTTAATTGCTTGATTGTCCACCTCCGATGCATCTAATGTAGATTCAAAAGATCTCCACTGATCTAGTTGAGATTTTGATAGTAAGTTGTGCATATTCATTCTCCTGTAAAAAAGTAGATCCATAATGTAGACAAGAGAGAGTCATCTTAACCTCCGTTATTCTGTACTATGTATACAGTTTGTGTGTAAATCAATACATTTTAGCAATAAAAATTTATGCCTACGAGTTTATACTCATAAAAAAAGACCCGAAGGTCTTAAAATTATTCAGGTTTAACTTTGAGTCTTAATACGTTATACCTCAAAACTTCATGAGGCAACCAGGGTTGAGGTCCAAATCTTAGCAATCTAAGATCACTTTCAGACAGTTCGACAGTAGTATCTGACATTAATTTAATTGCCCATTGTTGCATCATAGTTTAAATTGTGAGAACGTATCTGCCTTGACATCTTGCTTGATGCCTCCAACTACATAAGACTCGACTTCCGTCTCTTGTGGTGCCACCTGGAGACCCTTAGAAGAGATCCAGTGCTCTGTCCAAGGTAGTGGATTATTCTTTGCTGGAATATCGTAGGTAGGTTTTAGACCAATAGACTTCATACGACGATTTGCAACCCACTCAACATAGTTCTTGAGTAGTTTATCATTCAAACCAATCATCGAACCATCCTTGAACAGATACTCTGCCCACTTCTTCTCTTCATTAACCGCACGATCGAACATAGCATACGTCCACTCCTCTTCCTCCTTCATGATCTGCTTCATATCAGGATCATCACCCTGCCTCCACTTATTCAGAATATTCTGAGTGATTGCTAGGTGTTGGTTTTCATCTCTTGCAATGAGTGAAATAATTTTTGCTGATCCTTCCATGAGCTTGAGTTCACCAAAGGCGAAACTACAAGCAAAACTAACGTAGAACCTAATACCCTCAAGAACATTAACGTTTGCAACTGCTCTGTAGAGTTTACGTTTGACATCTTTGATTTCCCATTTGGATGAAGGTGAGTCTCTAAAATCTTCTTGCCACATATTACCATTGCCCCAAGTTTGGGCACTATTGATAAAGTCATCATATGCACCTGTAACACTCGCAGCACGTTCTAGGATGCGAGGATCGGTGACGATATTATCGAAGATCTCAGAAGGGTCTGCATAGACATTCTTGATGATATATGTGTATGAACGACTATGGATCATCTCCATAAATCCCCACACTTCCATACAAGCCTCTAGTTCGGGTAGACTGCAATAAGGTATAAAAGCCATCCCAGGACCACGCCCTTGTATGGAGTCAAGCATAATCTGATATTTGAGGTTGCTTGTATAGATATGCTTTTGTTCTGGACGAAGTGTTTGATAATCCCCACGGTCTTTCTGTAGTGAAACTTCTTCTGGTCTCCAAAAATATCCAAGTTGTTGAGTTGTTAGTTTATCAAAAATTGGATACTTATAGGAATCGTACCTTTGAACTCCCAAAGGTTTGCCAAAGAACATTGGTTGCTTCTTTGTATTTACTTGTTCAGTATTGAAGACAGTCATGCCTTCAACTCTAGTCTTTGATTCTTCTACGGATGACATCTTAAACTGCACAGGATTCACACTCTCCCTCCTCGGATTGACTTAATTCTTCTAAGATTGTATTTAATTGTTCTTTTTTGTCTTCATCAATTTCATCAGTCTTATTATCATAGGTGTTTTGATAATAAGAAGTCTTCCAACCATACTTGTATGTAGTTAGAAAATCATTTGCCATGACAGAAACTGGAACTTCATTGTCAGGATAGTTCTCAGGATTATAGGACCAGTTACCAGAAATTGCTTGGTCGAAGAATTTCTGCATAACAGCAACAATTTTGATATAACCAGCATTATCTGGCATATCCCATAGTAAAGTATAGTTGTTCTTCAGTGTATTGTATTGAGGAACAATCTGCTTAAGAGGTCCTTTCTTGGATTTTTTAACGGACAAGTATCCTCTAGGTGGTTCGATTCCATTGGTTGCGTTTGACACAACGGAACTGCTTTCCGAAGGCATTTGTGCGGACAGAGTGCTATGCCTGAGTCCGTGTTCGTTGATAGATTGCCTAAGAGAATCCCAATCATGCTGCAATGCAATAGAAGTTACTTCATCTAAATCCTTCTTATATGTATCAATAGGAAGAATTCCATCAGAATATTTTGTTCGTGAGAAACTTTCGCAAGCACCCTTCTCCTTTGCAATCTCATTAGAAGACTTCAGTAGGAAGTATTGGAAAGACTCAGAGAGTCCATGAATAGCATCCCATGCCTCTTGATCACTATAACTAAAACCAAGTTTAGCAAGGTAGTGTGCAAGTCCAATAAAACCAATTCCAAGGGACCTACGTGCCTTTGTAGCAAGTTCTGCAGCAAGGATAGGATACTTCTGGTAATCAATGAGTTCTTCTAGACCACGGACGGAGAGATCGCAAAGGTTCTCTAGTTCAGAATCAGACTTAACTTTACCAACATTGATAGCAGACAGAATGCATAAAGCAATTTCACCCTCTCCATCAATATGCTGTAGAGGATCTGTTGGTAGAGTAATCTCCTGACACAAGTTACTCATATTCACTTTATCCTTGAACGAAGAGTGACTGTTGCAATGATCGATGTTCATAAGATACAACCGACCTGTCTCTGCCCTCTCCTTCAAAATGTTTAGGATTAGTTCCTGTGCCCCGATAGTTTTTCTTGGAACATCTTGAGCTCGTTCGTAATGAACATATATGTCGTCAAATGTATCAGTACCAAAAGCATCATAGAGACCTGGTACGTCATTCGGTGAGAAGAGGCTAATCTCTCCATCCTGGATGAAACGTTCGTAGAAAAGTTTTGAAATCTGGATTGAGTAGTCAAGTTTGCGTACCCGATTGTCTTCTGTGCCTTTGTTGTTCTTAAGAACAATAATATCTTCTATTTCTTGGTGCCAGATTGGGAAGTGGACTGT